GCGTGCCGCACGCCGTCGGACATCTACCTACACCTGCCCCGCATGGTGCAACTCGTCGAACAACTCGACGCCCAGCACGTGCTTGAGCTCGGCTCCCGCTCGGGCGTGTCGACCATCGCATGGCTGCACGCACTGCAGCGCACCGGCGGTCGGCTCACCTCGGTCGACCTCGACTCGGCGCCGGCCATCGGTGCGCACGACAACTGGACCCACATCCAGGGCGACGACACCGACCCGGCACTCGTGGCGGCGCTCGACCCGGCCGACATCGTGTTCATCGACACCAGCCACCTGTACGACCACACCGTGCAGGAGTTGGCCATCTATCGCTGGCTCGTGCGTCCCGGCGGCGTCATCTGCCTACACGACACCGAGCTACCGACGCCCGAAGGCGCACCGCCCCGGCCGCTGTACCCGGTCAAGAAGGCAGTCACCGAGTTCATCGCCGAAACCGGCTGGCAATGGCACAACTTCCCCGACTGCTGGGGCTTCGCCGTGATCCGAGTTCCTGAGGAGTGACATGGCCATCACCAACGGATACTGCACCCTTGACGAACTGAAGCCCGAGCTGCGCATCCCGGTGCTGTTCGACAACACCGACGACACCCGGCTCGAGGTCGCCATCGCTGCGGCGTCCCGCCAGATCGACGCCCACTGCGGGCGTCGGTTCTGGCAGGACTCGACGGTGCAGACACGCGAGTTCTACGCCAACGACTACCGGCGTTGCGAGGTCGACGACATCTCGACCACGACCGCCCTTGTCGTGCAGGTCGACGATGACGACGACGGCGTATTCGAGACGACGCTGACCATCACGACCGACTTCATCCTGCGGCCGCTCAACGCTGCCGACCGGGTGCCGGTGTGGCCGTACGACGAGCTCGTGCTCGTCGATGCGATCAACGGGAACTTTCCGATGTCGTCGTCGGGTCGCCCCGGCGTGCGCGTCCAGGCCCGGTTCGGCTGGCCCGCGATCCCCGACGACGTCAAGAAGGCGTGCCTGGTGCAGTCGGCCATGTTGTTCAAGTCGGCCGACGCCGTGTTTGGTGTCACCGAGTTCGCCAACGCCGGCGCCGCCCTGCGGGTCGGACGGACGATCAACCCGATCGCAGCGGCGCTGCTCGAGCCGTACTGCAAGCCGAGGGTCGGCTGATGCCGACGGTGCAAGAGGTGCGCACCGCACTCGCCGACGCCATCGGTGCGACCGGCCTGCGCTCGGCGCCGATGTGGCAGGACACGTTCACCGCCCCGATCGCCATCATCACCCGCCGGGAGTTCGACCCCCGGCTGGTGTTCACGTCGAACAGGGCCGCCTACGAGTTCACCGTGACGATCTACGCCGACCGCACCAACGAGCGCACCGCTCAGGTGCTGCTCGACGACTACTGCGAGCTCGAAGGCGCCGGGTCGGTCGTGGCTGCGATCCAAGACGCTGCCAACTGGTCGAGCGTGACCATCGACTACGTCCAGGTGACGCGCATCGGCGAAGTGTCGGCGACCTCGCAGGGTGAGTCCAACTATCTGACTGTGCCGATCGACGTGGAGGTTGTCTTCTAATGGCGTTCAAGACCGCTCAAGCCAGCAGGGTCGCCGTGGGGCTGCTCAACGCTTCCGGCTACACCAAGGGCTACTCGCTGACGGCGCAGACCACTGCGCTCGACACGACGGTGCTGACCGACACTGCCAAGACGTTCATCATCGGACAGGACGAGTCGTCCGGGTCGCTCGACATGCTGTTCGACACCGTCGGCACCACAGCGCTGCAGTTCGATGCCTTCAAGTCACAGAAGGCGACCGGCCCGTACCCGCTGACGCTGTGCCCTGACGGCTTCGCCACCGGCCAGGTCGCCGTCATGGTCGACGCCCACCTCGGCAACTTCACCGGCGCTTCGGCCGTCGCCGATCTGGTGACCTGCTCGGCGGCGTTCCAGTCGACCGGCAACTTCGACGTGGGCCTGGTGGTTGAGAACTTCACCGCCATCACCGTCGACATCACCGGCACCGCTCGCGACCAGGCCGCTGGCACGACCAACGGCGGCGTGGCACACCTTCACGTCACGGCGTTCTCCGGCCTGACCAGCAACGCCTGCCGCATCGAGCACAGCGTCGATGGCTCGACCAGCTGGGCCACGTTGGCTTCGTTCACCACCTACAGCGCCCTCACCTCGCAGCGTGTCGAGGTCGCCGCTGGCACCACGGTCCGTCGATACCTCCGGGTGGTCGACGACGTGACGGGCTCCGGCACGACCACCCGGTTCGTGTCGTTCGCTCGTCGCTAATCCCACCACCCCACACCACCCAAGGAGCCGATCATGGCCTTTCGTGCAGGAACCACCACCTTCATCGCACTCGACGGCGTCAACGGCGCCGGCACCAACGTCTCACGTTACGCCGACAGCTTCGACTGGCCGCAGTCCGTCGAGACGCAGGAAGTGTCGGCCTTCGGTACCGCCGCCAAGGCGTTCATCAACGGCCTGACCGATGGCGACACCGTGTCGATCAGCGGTCCCTACGACGCCCCGATGTTCTCGCTGCTGACCGGCGTGAAGGCCGCGCAGTCGGCGGGCTCGTCGACCACGACGATCCTCTGGGGGCCGGGTGGCTCGGTGACGGGTGAGGCTCGCGTCACCGCTGAGGCGTGGGTGACGAGCGTGTCACTGTCGTCGTCGGTCGGCGGCCGTGTCGAGTTGTCGGCATCGCTGCAGGTGACCGGCGCCGTCACGAACAACACGTGGTGAGCTGACCTAGCTCGTCAATCAAGACAGGGGAAACACGCAATGATCGCAATGAAGCTCGACGTCGTCACGACGACGGAGACAGTGCCGGTGACCATCACGCCGAAGGTGCAGGTGGAGTTCGAGCGGCATTACAAGCTCGGCATCGCCAAGGCCTTCGGCGAAGACCTGAAGATGGAACACATCTACTTCCTGGCATGGAAGGCGATGTGCCACGCCGGCAAGACGACGGCAACCTTCGACGTCTGGCTCGACGACGTGGTCGACGTGGAGATGGGCGGCGACGACTCGGCCCCTTTGGCACCGACTCCCTGACCCGCATCGTTGCCGAGGTGGCAGTCGAGACAGGGATTGCTCCGCAGTTCCTCATGGAGGACGAGCTGATGTTGCGCACCATGATCGACGTCATCACCGAGCGCAACGAGGCGGCCAGGAAGGCGGCGAAACGATGAGCCGTGGCGTGCAGATCACCGGCGCCGACGAGGTGCGTCGTCAGATTCGCAACATGCAGGACGCCGTCAGCAAGACGGCGGCGAAGTCCGAGCTAAAGACCATCCACGGTGACGCTGCATCCATCGTGAAGCAGGACGCCCTCGGGCGGGTGCCAGTGAAGTCGGGCAGATTGCGCGAGTCAATCCGCTCTTCGGGCACGCAGAAGGCGGGCGTGGTGCGCGCCGGGTTCGCACGCGTGCCCTACGCCGGGCCGATTCACTTCGGCTGGGCCAAGCGCAACATCAGCCCGCAACCGTTCCTCTACGACGCCAAGGACGCACGCCGTGACGAGGTCGTGCGGTCGTTTGAGCAGGGCATTGACGCACTGATTCGGAAGTTCGACCTCGACTGAAGGTGACACGACATGGCCGCAGGTAAGTCAGTCATCAAGATCCTCATTGACGGCGACACATCTGGCCTTGACCAGGCGCTCGGCAAGACCAGCAGGAACATCGGCTCGATGGTCGCCGACGCATCCAAGAAGTTCGCCATCTTCAGTGCCGCACTCGGTGGTGCCGGCATCGTCGTCGGCAAGCAGCTTGTCGATGCAGCGTCAGACCTGAACGAGGTGACGTCAAAGACCGAGGTCGTGTTCGGTGACGCCGCCGCCGGCGTCATCGAGTTCGCATCGAAAGCCGGTGTGGCACTCGGCCAGTCGAAGACCGACGCCCTAGCTGCCGCTAGCGGCTTCGGCGTGTTCGGCAAGGCGGCCGGGCTCACGGGCAAGGACCTCGGCAAGTTCTCGACCGACATGGTCGCCCTCGCTTCGGACCTCGCCAGTTTCAGTAACACATCACCCGAGGACGCTGCGCTTGCCCTCGGCGCTGCGCTGCGTGGCGAGTTCGAGCCGATTCGTGCCTATGGCGTCATGCTCGACGACGCCACGCTCAAGGCGAAGGCGATGGAGCTCGGCATCTACGACGGCACCGGCGCCCTGACGATGCAGCAGAAGGTGCTCGCAGCGCAGTCGGCAATCATGGAGCAGACCACCGACGCCCAAGGCGACTTCGCCCGCACGCAGGGCGGCATGGCGAACCAGTCGCGCATCTTGTCGGCACGCATGGAGGACCTGAAGGCCCGGCTCGGCCAGGCGCTTCTGCCGATCGCCCTCAGGGTCGTCACTGTGTTCGGTCAGATCATCGACAAGGTCGGGCCGCTCGCCGAGCGGTGGATGCCGAAGTTCGCCAAGGCGATACAGGACGCCGTCGCACGAATCACCCCACTCGCACGGGCCATCGGCGACTTCCTCGCCCCGCACCTCGAGCGCATCGGCGAATGGATCAAGAACAACACGGACACGGTCAAGGTGTTCTTCGCAGTCATCGCCGGTATGGCAGTTGTAGCTGGCGTCATCGCTCTCGGTTCGGCCTTGGCTGGACTACTTAGCCCGATCGGGCTGATCGTGATCGCCATCGCCGCTCTCGTCGCCGGCTTCCAGTACGCCTACACCAACTTCGAGGGTTTTCGAGACGTCGTAGACACGACGATCCGAGTCGTCAAGAGCGTTGTTGAGACGTTCGTCGCGACAGTGAAGTCCCTGTGGGCCGACTTCGGTGACGAGATCATCGCCGTAGCTCGAGCGGCGTGGGGTTTCGTGCAGGCCTACGTCGAGCGGGTGGTCGCCATTGTTCGCGCCGTCGTCTCCGGCTTCGTCAGCGCCGTCACCTATGTCTGGTCCCGCTGGGGCGAGGAGATCAAGGCCACCGCCACCAAGGCGTGGGAGTTCATCCACAC